AAAAATTAAAATTGGATAGTATACTAGAATAAAATTCAGGATTAAAAACAATATGTTTATTAAACATATAAACTCTTGTATAACAAAATAGTGCAAAAAATAAGAATTCATTGACAGGCTGTATTTTATTTAACAAAGTATTTGTAATTGTAATTGTATTTTTATTAGCCTTTAAATATGTTCTAATTATTGACCTCATACTCAAAAATATAGAACTAGTTTCTGTCAATAATGCTATCTGGATTAATTTCATTATAGATAGTACTGAGTCGTTATAACTAAAGCATATAACATTTAAAAATATACTAATTATATGATGTATCCAAAAGTCTATTCCGGCACCAAGATATAAATCACATATTAAATACAATGTGAATAAAACCCAAACATAATTATACCATATCATATTATTAGATTGCTTATGTTTATAAATTGCGAAACAACAGAATGCTGATATACATAATGACAAAGTATCTTGTATATAAGGTTTAAAATTATTCATATTCATATTCATGTTAAAATCAGTAATATTCATTTTATAATCAGTCATATCCATTTATAACCAGTAATATTTTTTATAACGAATTTATACTCATTTTCTAATATTTGCATTTTTCTAATTTTTCCATTTTTCTAATTCTACAAATTTATCGCCCAGTCCAAACTTTAACTAATGTACCATGTATAATATTTTTTCTAAAATCAGACAAATAATTATCAAAGTTATAGTTAAAAGACAAATGATGTGTTCTAATATCACCATAAAACGACTTAATTTTACTCAACTGTTTAAATTCATTATTAAATAACAATCCTAATATGCGCTCCAATCCGCAACGGTCAGTGCGACAAGTAACAGCATGCACTAAATTACTAATATTATACTTTCTTTCTAAATTGGATAAAAATGAATGATTAATATAACATTGTCCTCCAAAACACAAATTGAATTTGTCTTCATTCATTCCCAATATATTGATTTCATTACCAGACAAACGTTGCCGAATGAAAGAACCATTTTTTAAATATCCAGATATACGTAATAGATTGTTCAAATGTTCTTTATCGTAAGGATGGTGCCAGAAAGGCAATACCGGTACTTTTATTGATTCAAATGGGATGCGTTTATGGAAAAAAACACTGTCATGAATGATTACCGCATTATCAAACCATTTATGTCTTAAATAGTAAATATATGGCAGCAATTCACCTCTACCAGGATACTCAGATTGTATTATTTCTAGATTCCTATAACTAAAATCAGCCTTTACAAATGCATAATTGCTGTTATCATCTATAATCACTATTTTTTTAAAAGGATAATGAGTTCTAATCAGTTTTATATTATGATTCCAATATTTGTTAGTTTGTACTGAATTAACATGTCTAGTAATTATAAAACCAAAGCTCATTTTATTATATTACATATTGTTGATATAATAAAATAAATACAAATAAAATAATGCAAATATTGTTTAATTGATATATGATGGCAATTCATCAATGTTAATTACATCATCAGCTTTACCAACACTATTCTTAGATATAACAAATTTATTGAATTCAGGTCGCTCCAATTGTGCTAGAGGTGTGTGATTATGAACACATCGTGCAATCATTTTATACAGTTTAAAATCTGGATACCGTTCAGCTCCGTTATTTTTATACAAAACATTGATACCATTATCATCTAGACACCAATCAACAATTAATTTAACAATTGGCTCACAGAATGCTAAATTTTTAATAGTGTCAATATCATCAACCACATAATCAAAAATAGAACACGCTAAACGACACAAATCAAAACTGAAATTGGGCTCTAATCGCGGCTTCTTATCATTAAAATATGGCTCAGTATTATATTGTGTCGCAGCATCACCTCCAGTTTGAAAACTATCGCTGCAAAATGTCTTACCATTAAATTTATAAATGGCACGGCCAAAATCTATTATTTTGAAGATTTTGCCAAAAGTGGGAACTCTATAATACTTCTTTTTATAACAGTAATAAATAAATTTTTTGTTTGTATTGATGTACATAACATTATTAGTATGGAGGTCATTGTGAGTAAATGAAAACATTTTTTGGTATGTAATTAGAGTCATAATAATTTGCATTAGGGCGGAAAACCATTCGTCATGCGATAAATCATTTGACAAGATTAAATTATCAAATGTGTTTTCACAATGTTCCATACAGATTAGCTGAACAGGGAATTTTGGCAGTGTTAGCCATAAAGTTTCCTCATCTAAATCAGAATAATTGCTGCTATTATCATCAGAGTCATTTATACTATTAATGCTAGTTATACTATTTATTGCGTCTATTTCAGAATTTGTTTCAGAACCAATATTAATAGGACATTTTTCTCCTTTTAAATTGTCATCGTTCAAATTATCAACTTCTAAATTATCATTATCATTTGTATGCGATGTTCTAGATGAACATGATGAACCAGATTTCAAAGTTTCAGATTTTTTAGTGTCAATATCAAACTCACTTGAATTCATAATATCAACCAATTCAACATTCATATTTTTTATGTCAGATAATGTAACTAGATTTGCTTCTGCATTTGTATTGCAAAAAATATTTTCAAAAATAGAATCATCAAATGATTTTATAGATAATACGGATTTATTTGATGAATTCATTATATTTAATGGCTTAAGTGGCTTTACATCATCATTATTTGTTATCAAATGTGAATAGTCGTCAACTTTAAACAATATATTTTGTTTCTTATTGAAAAAATCGGAATGAACTAAATAATCAATATCATCAATAATATTCAGTTTGTAATTATTTTTAACAGCTAAAAATGATCCGTAATAGTCTAATCCGTGAGTAAAATTATGAGTATTTAAAAGATGACTAGTTAAAAATGAGAAAAACCCATCTACATATGCAGAATTGTTAGTATCAGATATTTTGGGATTAGTTTTAAAATCCTTGTCAATTGATGGCAAATTAAATAACTGTTCATCATTGCAATTATATTTACCTACAATATATTTGAATGGGTCTAATAATGGCGCCATTTTAATAAATACTTTTTGGTTACTAGTGAACTCGCCGTTTTCATCATTAATATTTTTAAGTTTGCATGTGTAAACATTCTCATTATGTAAATCATCATTTAAATTTGTATTATTTTTTTCATTCTTCTTCTCATTCTTTTTTTCATTCTTTAAATCCGATATAGACCATAAATGGTTTAAATTTATAGCATTATAATTTGTATTGTTTAATGTGAAAAATCGGTCATAAATAGGGATATAATTTTGCACTTGGTCAAGATTGATATATTTGTTAGTTTGAAACTTACTAAAGAGGTTAATATTCTTTCTTTTTTGATAATTAACACTAAAGGTTGATGTTTTAGTTGGTGTTGTTGCCATTAGCTAATAAAAATATTAATAATAGAAAGTTTTAACTCATTTTTTCCTAAACAACTAACAAATTTATTATTATTATTATTATTATTATTATTATTATTATTATTATTATTAGATTTGTTTTAGCAATTCATTTTTATATAATTTGCGTTTAACAAAATAATTCTTTTATAAATGTATAAATATAATGAATTTAGAACTAAAGCGGTTTGATATGAAAACTATTAGCTTCAAACCAGATGAATCCAAAGGACCTGTTGTCGTTTTAATTGGTCGTCGTGATACTGGTAAATCATTTTTAGTAAAAGACTTGCTATATTATCAACAAAGTATTCCTATTGGTACTGTTATTTCGGGAACTGAAGAGGGTAACGGATTTTACGGAAAATTGGTGCCGAAATTGTTCATCCATAACGAATATAATACTGCAATTATTGAGAACATTTTGAAGCGACAGAAGCAAGTTTTGAAGCAGATTAAGAAGGAAATGGAGCAATTCAAACGCTCAACAATTGACCCTAGAACTTTTGTGATTCTGGATGATTGCTTATACGACAACACGTGGGCACGCGATAAATTAATGCGGCTCCTTTTCATGAATGGTGAATGGTTTGCCAAAGTCATTTCAAAAGAATGGCTAGTATATTTAGGGTATTTAACCCTTTAATATGCGACACGTCCAAATTGCGGAGACATCTTGATTAAGACCTTGAACAGAGTTCTTTGAAGGTTTATACTACTAAACGGCTATAGAAATATAGTCGCGGTTCATGTTAACTACATGAAGAATAGTAAAAAGGTATAAAATAGAGACAACCCGCAGCTAGTCATCTAAGTCCGATATAGTAAGGATATGATGGCAGTTCAACGACTAAATGCCCGTGGGGTTGAGTAATCTAACTAATTACGATGATACCTTAAGATATAGTCTAAACCCATCCGAGAGGATGTTATGCCCATTCAAAAAGCATAGATTTTATGATTTCAGAAGGAAATGTCTGAATGAAAATGGTATAATTGAGACACTGGAAGGTGATGTTAATCATCACAATGCAATATCCGTTGGGTATTCCACCAACGCTAAGAACCAATATTGATTATGTTTTTATTTTAAGAGAGCCGTATATTGCAAATAGGAAGCGAATTTATGAGAATTATGCTGGTATGTTTCCAACATTAGAATCATTTTGTCAAGTAATGGACCAATGTACAGAGAATTATGAATGTCTAGTGATAAATAATAACGCAAAATCTAACAAATTACAGGACCAAGTGTTCTGGTACAAAGCAGATTCACATAATGATTTCAGATTAGGGTCCAAAGAGTTCTGGGAATTATCCAAATCCATTAATGATGATGATGATGAGGAGCAATATGACCCAAATAATGTGAAGAAGCGAGGCCAGGGACCAAAAATTGCGGTAAAAAAGACAAAGTGGTAAGAGTGCTTTCTTTTTAGAGAAGCAGTTTCAAATATCTTGCTTATATAATTCTTGCTTTCAAAATATATACACAAGATTGAACAACTCAAAAAATACGGTAAAAATACAAAATTATTTATTTTGCCAATAATATTATGTATATATATATATAATGTCGTACACAGACAATAACGTGAACTATGAGTTAAATGAAGGCAACCAAACTGCTTCAGTAGTATTGTCCCCCGACGCAACGGGTGATATAATAATTTTAGCAAGTGTTATAGTAGATTCTATAACTTATTCAGTTACAAGTATTGGTGCAACTGCGTTCCAAAGTTGTACCAGTTTAACGGCTATAACAATTCCTAGTTCAGTAACCAGTATTGGTGTCAATGCGTTTTACGATTGTCCCAGTTTAACATCAATTATTCTATATGCGTATATTAGTAATTTTAATTCAGTTTTTGATGGTGTAAATACTGTAGGTCTTCAAATTACATTTGATTATGTTGGACAAATACCTGATTATGCTTGTAGATTTAAAACTAATTTGGAAAGTGTTACAATTGGTTCAAATATAACAAGTATTGGTGAAGATGTATTTAGCGGTTGTACCAGTTTAGCTGCTATTTCAATTCCTAGTTCAGTTACAAGTATTGGTAATTTAGCGTTTAACGGGTGTTCCAGTTTAACATCAATTATTACATATGCCTATATTAGTAATTTTAATTCTGCTTTTAATGGTGTAAATACTGTAGGTCTTCAAATTACATTTGATTATGTTGGAGCAATTCCTAATAATGCTTGCGGCAATAGAACTAATCTAGCAAGTGTTACAATTGGTTCAAATATAACAAGCATTGGTACAGGTGCGTTTACAAATTGTTCAAGTTTAGCTTCTATAACAATTCCTAGTTCAGTAACAAGTATTGGTTCAAATGCGTTTAACAATTGTTCCAGTTTAACAAGTATAACAATTCCTAGTACAATTACAAGTATGGGTGAGAATGCGTTCCGCAATTGTACTTCTTTGACTCGTGTTACAATTCCTAATTCAGTTACAAGTATTGGTACAAGCGCATTCCAAAGTTGTTCTTCTTTGACAAGTGTTACAATTGGAAATTCGGTAACAAGTATTGGTACAAATTCATTCAGAGATTGTTCTTCTTTGACTAGTGTTACAATTCCTAATTCAGTAACCAGTATTGGTCAAAGTACGTTCCAAAGTTGCACTGCATTGACAAGTATTACAATTCCTAATTCAGTTACAAGTATTGGTGCAAGTGCACTCCAAAGTTGTACTGCATTGACTAGTGTTACGATTCCTAGTTCAGTAACAAGCATTGGTACAAATGCGTTTAACGGGTGTTCCAGTTTAACATCAATTATTACATATGCCTATATTAGTAATTTTAATTCAGCTTTTAATATAAATAATGTAGGTCTTCAAATTACATTTGATTATGTTGGAGCAATTCCTAATATTGCTTGCAAATTTAGAACTAATTTAGCAAGTGTTACAATTGGTTCAAATATAACAAGCATTGGTGATAGTGCGTTTATGAATTGTTCAAGTTTAGCTTCTATAACAATTCCTAGTTCAGTAACAAGTATTGATGGGAGTGCGTTCCGCGGTACTTCTTTGACTCGTGTTACAATTCCTAATTCAGTTACAAGTATTGGTTTAGGTGCGTTTCAATATTGCTCTGCTTTGACAAGCATTACTATTCCTAATTTAGTTACAAGTATTGCTCAACAAGCGTTCTATAGTTGTACTTCTTTGGCAAGCATTACTATTCCTAATTCAGTTACAAGTGTTGGTAATTATGCTTTCTTTGCGTGTACTTCTTTAACTAGTGTAACAATTGGAAATTCGGTTACAAGTATTGACACACAAGCGTTCAAACGATGCTCTGCTTTGACAAGCATTACTATTCCTAATTCAGTTACAAGTATTGGTACAGATGCATTTAATGATTGTTCTTCTTTAACAAAAGTATATTTCTTGGGAAATATACCAACAATTGCCAATAATAATTTTACAGCACTTCACGACACTGCTTATTATGTTACTGGATCATCAAATACTGAGAGGCTTACTTCACTGTTGTTTGAAAATAAAGTTGGATTGTCAAGTGCACAAATGACAGATATGTTATACCAACCTTTAATTACAAGTGTAACAGGAGCAAATCAATCTGCAACGATTAATTTTACGCAAATACCAGCAGATTCAACTATAACAAATTATGCCTACAGTACAAATGGTACAGATTTTATATTATTAAGTCCATCACAAACAGCAAGTCCATTAAGAATTAATGGGTTAACAAATGGTCAAACTTATAATTTCACCATTAGAGCTTTTAACGGTTTGTATAGTGTATCATCTAATAGTGTTAGTGTTACTATTAATTTTCAACAACCAGCCCCTATAATCACAAGTGTAACTGCATCAAATCAAACTGCTACAATTTATTTCACACAATCAGAAAATGATGGTTCAGCTATAACAAATTATGCCTACAGTATGAATGGTATAGATTTTATATTATTAAGTCCATCACAAACAGCAAGTCCATTAAGAATTAATGGATTAACAAATGGTCAAACATATAATGTCACCATTAAAGCTTTTAACGGTCTTTATAGTGTTGTATCAAACAGTGTTAGTGTTACTCTGAATTCTCCGCCTCTAGCGCCAACGATTGCAAATGTAACAACATCAAATCAATTAGCAACAGTTATTTTCACCCAACCAACCAATACTGGTTCTGGTTCTTTACCTATAACAAGTTATGATTACAGTACAGACAATGGTGTAACATATACAAGTATAAACCAAGTAACAAGTCCTTTATTAATACCACTTGTTAGTTCAAGAAATGCAACTTATTTAATTAAGATTAGGGGAAATAATGGTATGTCTGGTCAAGTATCAAATTTGTTTACATTCAGGAAATTTACTAGCATTGGTAAAAATATCTAATACAAATTTTTTATAAAATATATAATTAATAATTTATAAAATAAAATAAAATACTACTTTTCTTTTAATCCATACGTTCCATACTGTCATCATCCATTTTCTTCGTAGCAAAAGGTCCGCTAATAAGTTCCGATCTGCCATAATCACTTTGTCCTATAACAATATTGTCACCATCAAAGAGCTCACTGCGAATATCTGCAACAGAAATGGTTTCAGAATTAGACAACTTGGATTCCTGGCTACTTGCAACACCAACCAAGTTACCATCCTTATCAATATCTTGTGTGAGGGAGCTACCATGTTTCTCAGCGTTCTTCTTATTATCATCAATAGCCTTCTGTTTGGTCTCCTTAACACGTTGCTCAAATGCGGATTTAGCAACAGACTCATTCTTCTGCTTTTCCTGAGCCAATTGATTGAGTTCCTCTTCCATATATTCAACACGTCCAGTCTTGTAAGCCTCAGGGTCCCAACACAACCACTGACCCACAGGGCCAACAAATACGTCAAAACTAGGATCAGTTTCCCTCAAAAGTTTAGCGCGCATCTCGGCCTCTTCTTGTGTTTGAAAGTTGCCTCTAGCTTTGAAGCCTCTTACGGAGGTCTGGAAGTTATGTTTAATACTAAATTGCTTCTCAAGTTCATCCTCATTCTTATCCAAAAATGTCTTGTAATCGTCTTCAATGGACGAACTAATAATATTTTCACGCTCCTCAGTAACAAACCCTTCATAATCTTTCATAACATCTTCAAAATTCAATTTGTATTTATATGACATAAAATTAATAAATTGATGGAATTTTTCCATAGACTTTGAGAATTCCCACTTCTTTAGGAATGATTCAAAGAAGAACATTTCTTTTTGCTTCAAAATTTTCTCTGGGGTAATGAACGAAAAACAACCAAATTGTTGGCCGGCAATTCCCTTGTCTAATTCCAATAAATCAACATATTTAGGATTAGGAGAGCCGTCATTTCTTTGTTTTCGTTCAAATGCGAACTTTTTGGAGACATTAGATTTTGATTTTCCACTCATTATATATTTATTATTATTGTTCGTTTTAAGTTTTAATTTGATAAATTACTATAAATTATTATAAATTGCTATAAATTATTATAAATTACTATAAATTACTATAAATTATTTTTTTTTCTTTTTTATTTATATAAACAAAAATGTCTATGTTTAATGTTACTGAACTAGTTAAGCGCATTGTCAAATATTTAATTGAAGGATTAATGGTTGCAATTGCTGCTTTTGCTATCCCTAAGAAATCCTTGAATATGGAGGAGATTATATTGCTTGCTTTAACCGCTGCCGCTACTTTTGCTATTTTGGATACATATATTCCTAGTATGGGAGTATCTGCTCGTACAGGCGCTGGATTCGGAATCGGTGCCAACTTGGTTGGATTCCCTGGTGGACTTTAAATCCACATCTGAAAATGTGAAAAAATAATATATTTTAATCGTATTATAATATATTATGGATAGATTATCATTAGCTGATTTACATATTTCGTCAAAGTCAAAGTCAAAGTCTAGTTCTAAGTCTAAATCTAGGTCTAATAGTCCTAATAGTTCTAGTTCTAAAAGAAGACGTAACCTAGCAAAGACTATTAGACATAGAGACTTGGAAAACCCCCTAGCAAAAACTGTTAGACATAGAGATTTACCTAATCCCCTAGCAAAGACTGTTAGACATAGAGACTTAGAAAGAAATAGAGACTTACCAAATCCTCTAGCAAAAACTGTTAGACATAGAGACTTGGAAAGAAATAAAGACTTACCAAATCCCCTAGCAAAGACTATAAGACATAGAGACTTAGAAAGAAATAGAGACTTGCCAAATCCTCTAGCAAAAACTGTTAGACATAGAGATATTGAACAAAATAAAAAAGGCGGGCGACGAAGACTCAAATAAAAATAACAAATAATAAATAATATTTTATACAGTAGCCATAAATTCCCAATCCAATTCAATGCACATTTTCTTCCATGTTTCATCTTGTTCAATAAGTTTTTCTCTATCTTTTAACATTGGTATATCTTCTAAATATTGGTCTTCACCAAGAAGTTCGCAAAACTTATATAGTACATAATAATAATTCAGAAAGTTCACACGATAATCCGGACACATTTTAGAATATGGTGATTGAATCTCCATAAACAAATTACATAAAATCTCTTCTAATTCAGGACTAAATACCGGTGGTTTCATACCCAATTTATTTTTAATAAATGCAATATGTTCATAATATTTATTAAAGCCCAACTTTTTCAAGATTTCTTTGGTTTTATAATGTGTTAGTTGTTCTAAATTTATACGCTCTTTTTTAATTTGTAACTGTATTTGCTCAACAACATCTTCTGGTATTTGCGTAGTTTCTTTGCCCTGAAATTGAGCAAGAATTTCCTTAAAATGGTTAATTTTTTTGTACGCATAAAAGCACACTTCTTTGGGTGGTTCTTTATAAGAAGGTTTTTCATTCTCAATTAAATAAGGTATACTAACAGCACAAATATTGCAAATCAGAACACCTTCGTCATCAAGTGGAATCAATTCACCCTTATAACAACTTTGACAAATATCCGTCGTTCTAATAAATGCATTCATATCAAGAAATGATTCATCAATATTACTAAGATATTTTTGAACAATATTTTTATTTCTATTTTCCGTAATATTTTTTTCCTGATCATCATTTTGTATTTTGAAAAAATCAAAAAGTATTTTATTTTTAGAAGAAGTATTTTTGTTTGTATTCTGATTTGGATCCGTATTGTTAATATTTTTTTTAT